AGGCACCTAAGTAGGACTGCAGCCAAGGATAAACGTCGAAGATGTTGTTGACTGTTCCAGAGGCTTGGGACTTGGTGCTGTACTTGACCTTGAGGTCGCCCAAAGCAACTTCGTCGTAGAGGCCGGTGGTGCCGGTGTTGCCGGTTACGGCGTCGGTGTCGTTGGCCAGCGAACGCGCCAGTTCGTAGGTGGCGTATTTGATGTCCTGCGGAATTAAGTCGCAGGCGAGGGGGATTAGATCGACTTCGTAGTTGTTGCGCGGCCATTTCAGTGCTTGGCCTGCGTCGCAGCGGTCGCCGTAAAAATTAAGACTGTCGATCCAGCGGGTTGCGGAGATGAGGGCGCGATTCTTTTGGTCGTTCGTCTTGTCGTCCCAGGTGGCGGAGTTGGGGACGGTTTCAAAATATGCGTCGGCTTCAGCCAGCGTGACGTAGGAATTCGCCGACGCGCTGCTCAAAGTAGCGTTGATGACGGCGGCCACAAGTAACTACTAACGCTTTTGTCTCAGTGTAGCGGCAATAAAAAAGCCCCACCCGGAGGTGGGGCTGAGCTGGTAAACCGCGATCAGGGGATAGCGGAGGTGTCCAGCGGGGTGTTCACGATCACTTCGACCAGGGGGATCAGGTCGATGTCGTAGGTAGCGGTCCAGTTGCCGGCGGTGGCAAGGGCTGCGTTGGTCGGGTTGTCCGAGGCGGAACCCCACTTGGTACCCATCACGTGATAGGCGCCGTGGTAATCCACAGAGAGCACGTCCTGCTTGGACAGGATGTTGCGGTCGGCCTCGATGCGCAGGTCCTGCTGCACACCTTCCAGGATGGTGCCCGACTTGGTGAGATAGCAGCGGAACTCGCTCACGTGGGTGGCGGTACCAGGACGCACAGTGTTCACTGCGGGGTCCATGATCACGCGCATACCAGCGAATTCGCCGATGCTGCGTGCGCCAACGCCCACGCCGCCACCACCCCAGGTCACGGCGCCAGAGGCGGCCAGTGCGCTGGTGCTGAAGGTCAGGAGGCCTACCTGGTACAGGTAGAAGCCAACCGACGGGTGGACCACGAGGGTGTCGAGTTCGTCGCCGCGCTCACCCAGGAGGGCACGACCACGGGCCACTGTGGCAGCGGTCAGGAAGTTGGCCTCGGTTTGACCCGAAGTGGCGCCAACAGCAACGTCCAGAGAGTGACCAGACAGAGCGGTGCCAAACAGACCGGCCAGCTGGCTGAACAGACGGGCGCTGTTCAGTTTGTTGATTGCATCAGCAAGCTGGTTGCGGATGTGCAGCATGGGGTCTTCCCCAGCAGCCAAAATCGCCACGTCGTCCACGGCGTAGGCGAAGCCACGGTGGATGATCGAAGCAATCTGGGTGCCAGTGCCGATCTTCTGGGGAGTCAGATAACCAGCGGTGCTGGTTCCCCAGGTGGCAGTCCCATCCATGATCTCCTCAGTGGGAGCCACGGGGTTGAACTCGGGGACTTGGATGCGGGTGCCGCCTTCGCGGGCATCCAGCAGAGAGTTGCGGACAACAGCGCCGCTCTTCAGGAAGAGGCTGCGCTCCTTGATTGCCTCAGACACATAAGTGCTGAGATTATTCCGCTTTACGATGTCCGCCAGGAGGACACCGCCGGAATAATTCTGAAATGGTGCGGCCATTTCTAGTTACCTTTGGGGGTGATGTTTTTGCGGGTCCCAGTCACTGACTAGGCGGGCACCACTGGTGCAGTTTTAGAGTCCAGCCTCTCTCTTCAGCACAGCTGCGAGATCGGGGTCCTGACTAGAAATTAGCATCTGTTGCGTAAGGTTGATGGAGCCTTCCTTCCATGGGTTGGCTACGCCACCCGTAGAAACGACATTGTTTGTCGGTTTGGCACCCATCCCAGCAGCAGAACTTGGCTTGAAGTGATGTTCAAAACCTGAGCCAGGATTCTTCAGCGTGGACAGATAGCTGGTTAAGTCCTGCTCTACGCCTCCGTTCAGGACAACGACGTTGCCAGAATCGTTTTTGCGTAGGTTGGATTGCACCAGCTGCAGCATTTGCTCGGCGTTGATTGCGCCGGCTTGGCTGATTGCAGCCATCGCTTTAGTGCGAATGGCTGCGTTTTCGTTCGAGTGGCGTAGATCTTCCAGTTGGCGCTGGAGGTCAGCAATTTGCTGGTCCTTTTCTTGGGCGGTGCGGTTTGCTTCCTCCCATAGATCTTTCCACTGGCCCTGGTCTTCCAGGGTCTTTTTGCGTTGCTCGTCTTGGCGTTTATACACCTCGTCGAGTTTTGCCTTGATGCCTTGGAAACGATCCTCGGCTTCGAGTGCCTGTTGTTTCAGATTTGCAATCTGACTTTCGTATTCAGATCGCAAAGCTCCTGTGTTATCAGGCTGCGGAGCGGTGTCGGTTCCAGCCACGGGCTGGGCAGGAGACACCACGGGTGTTTCCTGGATGACTTGCTCTTCCATACTCAAGATTCAAAACTCGAAGGTGCGTTGCTTTCAAATTTGGTGCGGCGTTTGCGCACAGGTTCTGCCGGTTCTTCTGCAGGTGCGTCGCCGCGTCCCACATAGGCGTCCGTCAGGTCCACAAGTTGCCACTTGTAGGTGCCATCCGGCTGCAGAACCTTGTCCAGCGATTGAGCCATGACGAAGGATTGGTGACTTTTGTAGTATAGGACAGATGCCTAGCTTGCTTCCACTGTTAAGTAATCACCTGTTTCGGTGGTGATTTGATCGGTGGCTTCCGTCAAAAGTAAGGGGCGGCGCTCCAGTAGGAGGTTGTAGGCGGCCTCGGTGAGGAGGTTGGAGTCGTTTTCCAGCAGGATGTTGTAGCCGACGGCGGGCAGGATGTCGGCATCGTCCAGGAAGATCTCGGTGACGACAGTGGTGCCGAGATAGATCTGCTGGACTTCGAGATCGCCGATGCGGAGGCCCATTACACCACTACATAAAGGGTCGTTTCGCTTTTGACTGGGATTGCGTCGTAATCCGCTTGGCTGATCTTCACTACGTTGGTGATCGCGCTAGCTCCTGTGATGCCGCTGGTGTTGGAGGTCAACACGCTGGTCCAGCCGGTGTCATAGCTGGTGTCCGTGGTCTTGACGAGGACTTGGCCGGTTAGGCCGCCGCTTGCGATGCCGATTCCGGGGCGGCCGTTCATGCCATCCTCGCCGTCCTTACCTTTCTTACCGGCAGGGCCGACCAAACTCTCCAGCCACTCGGATTCGGTGCCGTCGAAGCCGTTTTCGACCGCAATCTCGTAGGCGCTGGCTCCAGTGGGACCGTTTAAACCGTTGATGCCGGGGCGACCCTCAGGGCCGGGTGCGCCAGCAGTGCCCTTTTCGCCTCGGGGGCCTGGTGGGCCGGAAGGTCCGATCTCACCGCGCTCGCCCTGGGGACCTTGCTCGCCTCGGTCGCCCTTTTCGCCCCGTTCACCACGGGGACCCGTCTCGCCCTGAGGACCAGTTGCTCCAATCGGGCCGCGTGGTCCTGTCTCGCCTTGTGGTCCCTGTGGACCTTGCAGACCGTCCGCACCAGCGGGGCCGCGCTCACCTGGAGCAGGCGGTCCCTGCGATTCAATCGCCTCAAGGCGTTTGGCGAGACGCAGCAGTGCCGCTACCTGCGCCAGCGTGAGGTAGTCGGCTGCGTTAGGCATCAGATCACTGCCCCAGTAGGGCTTGCATCAGTTGTTCCATGCGGTCGGGTGTTAGCTCGGAGTTGTTCTCCTGCTCATCCTCCTGCATGTCCTCTTCGGAATTTTCGTCCTCGGAAGAGTCCATTTCGGTGGAATCTTCCTTGGGGAGGGAGCCAAGCTCGTGGCTGGCGAGGATTTCACCTTGGGCCAAGATCAGGCGGAGTTCTTCGCGACTAATAGCGCCCTTGTCGAACAACGCCGTCAGCGCCGTAATGTCCTGGCCGATCAAACGGTTGATGTCGAAATCGCGGCTGATGTTCACCTTTGGTGGTTCCAAGCCGAGGTAGGCGGCCGCATAGTCGAAGGACTTTTGGAGGGATTGCTCCAGGTCGAGGCTGACGGCGGCCAGCATTGAGTTGGTGTCTACCTTGTCGAGGCGGCGGGCGTCCGCAGATTCCGCCACAAACTTCTGCTGGCTCAGTGTGCTGATGCCCAGCGTTGCCATTTGCTGCTGCAATTCGCGGATCTCGTTGCTCTGGGCTTCAAATGCGCTAGCCGCAGGCTCCACGTAATAGACCTTGTTGCCCGGTTGTGTGGCGATGGCGTAGTTCACGCTCACAGCCATGTCCTTGGTCTGGTCGTCCCAGCCCTCTAGGACCAGCATTGGTTGGGAGGCGATGTGGAGGCTGTGGATCAGGTCGGCTTGGCGTTGGAAGTGCGCGAGGTTCAAATATGCAACGTCGATCAGCGGTGGGCGGCTGATCATCGTGTCCAGCTTGTTCGAGTATGTCGTGACAAGGGGGATTGCGTTGAGGCTGAAGGTGCCGGATTCGTGTAGTTCGTAGTCGGCGTCCTTCGTGACTGGCTCCATGAAGCCGGGGCCGAGCGGTTTCAGTGCCTGGCGTTGGCGGTAGATCTCGTAGCGTCCCGGTTCGATGACGCGGATTTGTTCGTAGGTCTTTTCGCCGAAGCGGCCCTCGGGGACAATCGCCTTCTCATAGATGCGAACCTGCGTGAGCGTGCCATAAGACGCCTCGCGGTCTAAGCGCCAGCCGTAGACGTTATATGGGTCGATCTCTACCCAGTAGGGGCGCAGGCCCATGGCGCGTTCTTCCGCCAGGCTGCGGGCGCCAGAAGGGGCCGGGAAGTCGATCAGCGTGTGCGCATGACCGTAGGTCAGGCTGCAGATCAGTAGGCGGCGCGCATACTCGTCCAAGTCCGAGCCGCAACCGTCAACGTCGCGGGCAAATACTTCGCGCCAGTAGGGGTCGCCGTCCAGGCTGATCGGTTTGCGTAGGATCAAACCGGCAGCAGCACGGACCAGGCGCTGCGTGTAAGGAGAGAAGACCGCGCGGTTGACGCGGCTCAGATAAGCCCGGTAGTCCTCGCGGGGTTCCAGGGGGAGGAAGGCTTCGCTGTTCTCGCGTAGATATTCGGTGCCGCGTGTCACCGCTTTCATGATTTCCCAGCCCTTCATCATGTCCAGCACGGCTGCGGTGCGGACAAAAGGGCTATCCCCGTCGCCTTGGTAGGTCGTGGAGACGATGTTGGTGGGGTAGCGGCCGGGAACTGCGTAGGTCATTTAGTCACCATTTTTCGCGGTTGGCCCAGTAGGCAGCCGACATTTTTCCTTTCTTTATGTTAGCCGCGTGCCTAGCTTTGAACGCTTCGCGGCGTTTGCGGTCGGCCTCGCTTTCACTCGCTTTTTTCGGTGATCCAGAGACGCCCTGTTGGCCAAAACGGATTAGTTTTACTTGGTCGCCCTCTTTTGCGAGGACTACGTGTGATTTAGTGGGGTGTTTTGGGGTGCGTTTTGGTTTGTTGTAGCCGTTAAATTTTTCGCCGCGATACTCAATCATCGTCCTCCTCCTCGTCGTCGGGATCGGTGATTGGCACCAGTACTTCGATGCCTTGGGTCAACATAGTCACAAAGCCACCGATGATTTCGGGGTTTTGTGGGGTCTTAAATACAAATGTGGCGTGCGTGAGGCCGTCTTCAGCATCAATTTCGATGTGAACACAGCCTCCGTTTACAGTTTGGATTGCCATTAGCCGTGATAAGCAAC